GTTCGATATCGTTCTTCCTTGCAATATCCAGGAATGCTTTTGCACTGGCTGGGGTCTTCTTAATGTAATCCCACAGATCCGTAGACACCACCTTATCCGATCCACCCCATGCAGAAAGTCCTGCATCCGGCCCGATCAGCTTGGCAACTGTCCTGCGCTTATCAAATGACAGGTTAGAGAACAAGGTCATTGCCTCGATATCATGGGTCATGTCTGCTTGCTTAGCTTCTGCCTCTGCTTCTTTATCTTCAATGTACCACTCAGCTGCTGGCTTCGTACCATTCTTGTATTCCTGGTAGCCATTAGCAATCAAGCTGCTACCAAGCATTCCGAAGTAGGCAGTCTCGTAGTAGGGCCCAAGAGTAGGATCATCAAAGTTGAGGATCATACCATGCTCTTTATCTTCCAGACGGAATACTAAAGTGCTCCAATAAGCAGACTGTGGGCCAAGGTCTACTCTCATTAATCTCTCCAGACGTTTACGGTCTTCAGGATGTGAATCAAAACCGGTGATGAAATCAGTACCCTTCTTATCACACTGCCATGTATGGCTGGTACCGGGAATGAGATTCAGCTTCTCTTTGGTGAGTCGCTCCATTCCCAACTTGAAATTGAAACGTGCTATCTTCTTGATAGCTACTTTGCGGATATGAGGTACTGCTTTTGCAGCGATCTCATTCAATTCTTCAATGCCTGATACACCAGGCTTATTCAGTTTCATCTTGAAAGCCGTACCTGTTACTCCCGGCATGAGGTCTTCGTCCGTACGGATGATGCTGGACTTCTCAATAACTCCCGGATCTTTCTCGATAGGATTGTATATCCTGTCCTGCTCTTCATCGGATATATCTGCAGGAAGAGCTGCTTTCGAAATGATTGATAAAGGATCTACGATCTGGTCAGCACCTGCATCGCCTCCAAGTATCTTTTGTTCAGCTGTAGCGCCACGGCTAACAGGTTTACGTTGTGGTCGCTTCTTTGGTTGTGTTGTTGCTGTGTCTGTCATAATTCTGATTTTGTGCTTTATAGAAGAAAGGCCGGTGTGACCCGGCCTTTTAATAACCTTACTTTTTAGAACTCGAATGTCGGCTTCAATATGAAGGTCTTGGTGATGTCCTCGATATGAAGACCCAATCTTGACTGAATCCACATTTCGTACCCTGCACGTTTGTGTGAAGTCAATCCACCTTTTACCGGACCGTAAGGACCAGCTGTACCCTGAACATATCCCCAGTAGTCATCAGCCCTGGTTGAACGCTTAACGATCTTAACGTTTTCGGTAGAGTCTTTACTCATATCCAAACCGATGAACGTTGCTGACATCTTCGAGAATCTGCCTGCACCTCTTTCATGCTTGGTAGTATAGCTGTCCAGCAGTTTCATGTGCTTCAGCGTGATAGTACCACCATTTGGCATGATGTAGCTTTGGAACTGATACCCAAAGCCCATATTCATTCCAGATCCTGTGATGAACTTGTCCAGCGGGATCAAGCCACCCAGTCCATTCAATTTCAATTCCACAGCCCTTGAGAACAGGATGAATCCTGCTTCCCCTGTGTACAGAACCACATTACGCTGATTCATCGGTACACGGCCATAATACATTTCACCGATAGCTTCTTCCAAACGTGACATGGTAAGTGCATTGTAATACTGCACATTTCCAAGATGCAGCATGTGCCAGAGACCCATGTGCGATTTCACATCATAACCGGAAGTACCAAGTAGGTTGCTACCAGGAGCTCCCCATACCAGATAGTTCTCTTTCTGGCGACGGTGCTTAGCCCAAGCAGCCATCTCTGCACGTTTGAACCAACGTACATCTTTTACTTCCACTGGTTTGCCGCGATCGTCGATGATAACAGAACTAACTGTCATTGTCAACGCATCAGCCCAATCAGTGATAGCAAGCTCTGTACGAAGCTCACCGGCAAGTGAATTCATCAATTCCAATTCTCCACCATGAACAACCTTTGTACCCTGGTCGTTCAACTCCCCGTAGATAGAGTATACATACTCATACTGTGTGCCTTCATCGAGATAGGCAGCAGGGAAGTAATCCAATTCATTATCCGTTACCAACTGTACCAGATACACATAGCCACCACTTTCAGGGTAGATACCGTCAGGGATAACCCGAACCATCTTACCACTGAAACGATCAGGAGAGATCACATCTCCATACGTGTACCAGTCACGATCCAATTTCAATTTGAATACCTGCTTATTGATGCCCGGAGTAGCGTTACCTACTTCCAGATTCTCGGATACCTGTGCAGGCACGAGTGGCTTCTTGAACTTCCACGTCCATGCATCCGATGGCCCCGTCAACAACATAGTTGTTTTGGGTTTTGCTTCCAGGTCAGATAAGAAAGGTGTAGTCATATCTGAGCGATGGGTGAACAACATATTAATAAGGTTGTCCATCTTCTGAGGCTCTACATTAGCCAGGAACTGACGAAGGTGATTCGTGTCGTCCATCCAATTGGACATGTAGGGACGCTCTTTGACTACTAAACCAGAGTAATGGTTTGAGGTTGCCATGATTTAAATGAGTTTAATTGTTGATTACAACTGCTTCGTCTAAGTTGAACTCTAGTTTAGATTCACCACCTCTGGCACCGGTACGTCCAGTGAAGTTGGTGTCGGCTGTTTTATCACTCAGTTTCTTATTTAGCAGAGACTTGGATAACCTTTCCTCTAAGGCATCCGTTGCATCACCCTCCGCATCTTTCTTCTTGAGGGTTTTGGGATCTGCTAAATGTAATTTGTTCTTGAGTACGTTGGCTGTGAAGAGAAGGAAGTTCGGATCGCGGAGAGCTGCATTCAAATCCTGCGAGAAGGAGGACCCCTGGCCCTGCTCACTCTCAACAAACATGTAGGATTTGATTTCATCTTTCTCTTTCTTGGTCTTACCGATCTGGAATAATCCGAAGTCTTGTGATTTCTCTATGCCCTGCACCAGGGATGCGTTAATGGTATTTCTCGAATGTGTCTCTGCCTGTTTCTGCTTTTGCAAGGTCGCTGATGCTGCCTGCTCACGGGCTTTGATCTGAGCTTTGAAAGGATCTGATATCAGCTTGGCTTCGTCAATCTCTCCCCCGGTCTTTTCAAGTAATGCCAGCTTCTTATCAATGTCTTTCTTACTCCATCCGATGGATTGGTAATATCGTGGTAGGATATCAAGGGCTGCAGCTGCAGCTACCTTCTCATCTTTATCTTCCAATGCTTCAAAGTCTATTTCCTGTGGAGCTTGCAACATGATGAAGTCGCTCACTTTGCCGCCATGGGCAAGATGGTTGAGCAGCTTCCTGCCTGCAACTGCACCTTCAGGATTGTTCTTGAAAGCATCTTCTATAAACGCATTAATACCCTCATCAATATCGCGGTTGTTATTGAACTCTTTTGCTTTGAGATACGAGGCTTTAGTGCCATCGAATCCTTCGATAGGTTCCCACTCACCTGATTCCACCATCAAGTCATAGTGCACACTGAATGGAGAATCCGGATTAGGATTATCTACTTCCTCGGCATCGTCTTTCTTATCGTCTGCTTTTGCACCTGCAGGTTTTGCTTTGCCGTTGGTAGGAGGGTCTTTCTTAGTGACCTCTTTTCCTGAAGCCTTTTGGAGTCCTTCGATAAGTTGTTCATCAGAGATTTCTATTTCAGTAGGTTTGTCAGTGGCAACGGCCTTGCGCTGAGCAGCGCCTGCCTTCTGTTGACCACCTTTGCCAGCACCGGCACCTTCTGCACCATCATCCAGATCATCATCGTCATCATCTTCATTACCCTTTTCTACTTCTACTTTACCACCATTTTTGAATGTTGCAATCTCATCGAAATTGGTGAGATCTATATTATCCAGGATATCAAAGGTGGGCTCTTTCTGATCTGTAGCTGCTGCTTTTGCCATAAGTGCTGATTGTTATCTTCTTGTAAATGTATAACTAACAGCATTATGTAAATTACCTGCAGTAAGGATAGTCGGACATATAAGGCTTAAGTAGATGTTTTACTTTTAGCCCTCGCCCTTACCTTCTCGATTTCAAGGTCGTTCTTCTGGTTCTTAAGGTCGATTTGATTCTTCTCCTTTTTGACTTTCAGATCCTTTTCCTTGATATCCAGCTCCCGGCTCTTGACAGTATGATCCAAGTCCTGCTTGCGGCGCTCCCGCTGGTCCTTCCGGAGATTCTCATACTGCTGTTCGAACATCTCGCTGTATTGCAAAGCATCGGGTATCTTATCAGAGTTAAGGTCTGCCTGGTTGTTCTTCTGATTGATGAAGGAACGTATCCATTCCTGACGCTCTTCGGATTCAAGCTGTGTGAAGTGCTTTTCCTTTTCCCAATCCCTGTCAAGTTGTTTCTCCTGTTGCTCCATTTGTGCGATCTCCTGCTCATGTTGCTGTTGCTGTTGGGCAGCTTCAGACTGTTTGCGGGTAATGGTACGAAGCATCTGCTTGATCTCATTCTCTGTGGTAGCCAGCATGATTTCAGCCATGTCCACAGGATTACCATTCTTACCGGCTGCACTCATGGCCATTTGCCTGGTTGCTTCGGTTCGTGCAACAGTAGCCGATCCGTGAACTACGTATAGACCAACCGATGCATTACGCATACGCTTGGCATCTACCTCGAGATACTTTATCTCCATATCATCATAGAGATTGCGCATGTAGACCGGATTGTTAGGAAGGATCTTCTTACTTATGTTCAGCGCATTGGTCAGTGTACGCTGTATGATCTGTGTATGTTTCCAGAAGTAATACTCAGTTTGATTCACTGAAGCTGCAGTGCTTTGACGAGCTCCCCTTGCAGTTTCTTCATTTGATGTATCACCAAGCCGCGGCTGTGAGAAGCCGGCGAATGAATCCAGATTGAATTTGATCTTATCCAGCATATTCATCTTCGCTACCATCTGCTCAGCAAAGCTCATGTCCTGTGCAGAGTAGTGAGAGAATGGCGTCTTCTTCTTGCCTTCACCTACCCATGCAATACCGAACTCCCGTAGCCAGTATAGCCACTTCTCCATAGAGAATCCATCAAGCTGCGGGATGTGGTCAGCTGACATGAACATCACTTTACCGATGGCCTTCTTAATGTCACGCTTCAATTCATAAGCAATGATATCATACATCTCAGCCCATGGCAACATAAGGTCTGCCAGTGAAACGATCTTACCATTGAATTCACTATAGCATGCTCCTTCAATGGGAAGAGGCGCCCAGTCCGGATCATTCAAATCAAATATCTGGTGAGGGTATGGTTCTACACACAGGTAGATATCTTCATCAATGATCGTTCCCTGGTACACTTGATTCAAGTATTGCCAGTTCACCCATTCCCCTTTGTCGGTATCCGGCTCATAGTTCTCATCTACCCAATCCTTCTTTTCCTCATCCATCTCATCATAGAAGTGCAGGATGCCTGCCTTACGGTAAGACTTCCAGTAAGCCTGTATAACCTCTATCAAACCCGATGTGGAAGGTCTTGGTGAACTGATACCGGTGACCATAAACTCCATGACCATTTCTTCCACTACATCAAAGTTGTAATCCCTGAACATGCCACCCTGGTTATCGACAAAGACGGATGTATCATAGCTGATGGATTTGATACCACTGATGCTATTGTAACCACCACCCTTGCGATTCGGATAGATCTTGTCTTCGATCTTACTGATATCATCCACTGTAAGTTTATCCCTGTACATGTCGATGATGGAAGAAGGAGTGAGGAACATCCGGTAGCCGGCATACTGACTTTCAGATACCCATTGCGTATGGGCCGACTTGTGCCAGAAGACTGTGAACGGATTCAGGTTCTTTATGGATAGCCAGTTATTCATTACATGGATACCATAGAACTCCTTTCCACATAACGTACCATGCCGAAAGCCTTCAATGAATTCATCGTCCAGGTTATTCTTCTTCCACAGGTTCTTCATCATCCTGTTAGAAGATTGCTCGATAACATCATTATAGTTTTTATCCACATACTGTTGAATCTGTGGTAAAGACATCTGTTGTGCCTGTTGCTGCAGCTGCTCCCATGTCTGTTGGTTGATCTGTATTCCCTGCTGCTGTGCACGCATGAGTGTTTTGCGAAGAGCCGTCTGCTGTATAGAACTGCTTACTGAATCGAACAGCATCTCCTGCTTCTCCTTCATGTACTCGTTAGCACTGCTGGCTGATTCAGATAAACAATAGAAAGTGATTGGTCTGTTGATGCGTTCGCCCCAGATAGTATTCAGTGGGCTGTTCATTACCGGGAAGTGTTGGATCGGATCGGTAGCTCCGTATACTGCTTCTTTCTTGTCGCCCAGGTTCAGCGGATCTGTTGCCCACATCTTATCAGTAGGTACATACTCCGGAGACATCATCTTGTACTTCTGCAGGTCTCTCATCTTCTCCCTGCTCTGCAGCTTGGCCTCATTGCGGAAGAAGTCCATGCAGCCATGCTTCCATTCATCTGTTTCCTTCTCAGCGATATCTACAGTTTGACAGGGTAATCCACGATCATTGTATCCACGAGTACCATGTGAAGTCATAGCCAGTTCCAGGGAAGATGCCATAGTTTGAAGTTATAGAGTAAAACTAAGAAGAATGGAGTAGGCTAATTCAAATCTATACACAAATCTAATGAAAGAAGTTATATTACCAAACTCCCTTATAACGCTACTGATTATAAGGGTCTCCTTTAAACCTCATTTTCCCTCTCAAAGTGCTGCTTGCAGAGCGATTAGTATTACTGAGGAATTTAGATACGCTATCCTGAACCATGTTCGCACCGGCTACTTGTTGGAAGGTTTCATCCTCATAAAGCATCGTCCACCCAAAAGCCCTCACCCTATCGAAGTTCTTATTGCGGTCGTGTACATAATCCTTAAGCTCATACAATAAACCCAATGAGAGGATTCTACTAACCCCATACCGTCTGCCGGTCACGTTACCAAGATCATCATAGTAGAAGCCCAGGTCTTCATTGATATACCGGGCTATCTTATTCTCAGCTGCAATGATGAGCTGCTCTGCAGCATGGATACCTTTCTGCCGCTTGCTCTTACTGTTTGGAATGATCTGCCGTATGATATCAGGTTGATCAGCCAGCAGATGCTCATAGTTGTTATTGAAGAACCAAGGGGTTGCTTCCTGGTCTTCGTTCTCAAGCATCAGTACTGCATTGTAATACTTTGCCAGCATTGCACAATTCATATAGAACTCATATTTACTCTTTGGCCGTTGTGTGCATTCGGCAACTACCAACCGATGCGTTCCTTCCTTGGCAAGATGACTGACCTTCTTATAGATGAAGCAGCTTCCCAATGAATCAGAATAGTAAGAGTCTTCCTGGTTGTAGGAGTCAATACCACCAATGTAAAGATCCGGTGGTGGGTCAGCATCCGGAAACTCGAATATCTCGATGCATCCTTCCTTATCCATGTCGCCTTCTATAGGGAACTTGCGTATAGGTGATTTGATCTTCTCATCTACGAACAGTTCCTTTATAGTACCGGTCTTGATATCCTCATACAGTTCGATAGCCTGGCCAAAAGCATTCTGGCTCTCGAGATATGCGATCTGCTGAGCAATGAGCTTTTGATTGAAACGCTTGCGACCTCTGACCGCGAACATCTCACTGGGCGTATTCGGATATTGAGACAAATCAAGCAGGTACTTCTCATGATCCTTCTTCTCTAGTTCCTTCAGGCTCTTGTCTCTGGCAATGATGGCATTCGCCTGCATCGGGTTACCATCCTCATCAATGTGTGGCTTCCTGCAGGAGTAGTTAGGAATGAAAAGCCCACTCTCTTTGTAGTGGGATTCAGGCTCCCACTTGTTAGGGAACGAATACGCATTATAGGCTCTTGGTGCATAGTGCAGTTTCTTCAATCCTTCATACTGACCATCTTTACCTGCAGCTCCATATACGAGAACTGTTCCAGTAGTAAAGTCACCATCCTTACATGCCGGCGTTATAAAGCCAAGTGATGT